AAACACGCCCATGATGCCAGCAATGACCTCACGCAAGAATTGTTTCAACGCGCCTCCTGTTTTTGTGGGTTGCCCGCTCGCTCCGATCTCGCTTAGCTTATGCCCAGCGCGTAGATCATTATCGGTCCACCCTTGTCGCTTCGCCTCAGCTCTCGCGAGAAAGAAGAGTTCAGCATCAGTCCCAGTCAATTTCCCAATCCCCAAATCACGGGTGACGGCGCGATTAAAATCCGGCTCGTTGAGATAGGGAGACAACATCCCCATTAAGGCCGTGGCTTTGATATTCAGGCGGCTGGATACCACGCCGGGAAGCGTCAATTTATCGCGCACGAACTTGACCGCCGCTTCCTGCGCGTTAATGGCCGCTAACGCCGACACAAACGACGCGCCACGATCAGGATGCTCCGCTTGAATGCGCTCGTAGGCTTGCTCCATCTGCGCGTCATACGAAATAATAAAATCCGCGAGAATACTTTGCGCTTCTGGATCAACCGATGACAGTAACGAAGGCATCGCGCCAAACTTCCCTCTGATAAACGCTTTGCCGACTCGAACCTTTTCTTCAAATTGCGAGCGGCCTTCCTCCTTCCGCTTCTCTTGACGGTTCACGAGTCTTTCATAAACGCGCAGTTTCTGCGAAAAGTTAATATCGGGTCGTCCCATAATCTCACTAGCTTGAGTCAATGTCCCGTCATCGACTTGAATAAGCAATTTCGTCTCAGCGGCGATATTCTCCACACCTCCCTTGGCGCGTTGCTCAGCGACCCACTCGGCAAATTTCGTGAGTTCAATCACATCATCGCTTAAAATAGCTGGGGGGGACATCATGCCGCTTCCTGGCGGGGCATACATCATCGACATCGCGCTTTGCCAATCGCCCCCAGTGAAAATCAACCCGAGAATTTGGTTTTTAGCCAACCGCCGTTCCTCAGCGACAATCACCTTCTCTTGCGCGTCTTGCGTGGCGCGTTGTGTGTTCCCTCGCGTCACCGCTTGATCGATTTCCGTCTGCACTCGTTCGCGTTGTTCTGGGGATAACCGTAATAATCCATTTCCGACCCCTTCAATCGCATACCCATTCGGGTTACGTAACTTTTCTTGGGCCTCTGATGGCAAGTGATGCGCTTCATCTAACGCGATGCCGACTTGCGCTCGACCAATCGCGTCTTGCCGCAGTGTTTCTTTCTCCGGGAAGAGATCAGGCGATAAGTTATCGATAAAGGTGTTAAATTGCGCAAGGCGCGTTCGCCGGCCTGCCACATCCGCGGCAATATCGCGCACTTGGGTATCAATCGCCGCCATCGCATTGGCTCGTAGCGTTTTTACGCGAAATTCCTGTTGAAATTTCCAAGCGCCTTCAGCCACATGCGGCACTTGTCCACGAATAATCGCGCTAAAGATTTCTTCCCCTTTTGGTCCTAGCGCGTTTCGTTCTTCCGGGGTCAACGACCCGAACTTTTTGAGCAACTGATCGGTATCGGTAAAGAGCTGTTGCGCGTCTGTAGCTCCTTCTCGCATCAGCGCCGACTCCCGTTGAAAGTCGAGGATTTTTTCACTGGCGAGTTGATTTGCCGCGGTCGTCGATTCTTGCCCCTCCGTGGCTTTCATAAATTGCGCCATGTCTCCGGCCAACGATTGTAACCCGCGTCCAACCGCAGATAACCCGCTGCCGGCCGCTTGCGCTCCACTTGTTTGGGGTACGCCACCCCCGCCAATTTGAATGCTTGCCGCTTGTTGTGGTAATCGCGCCATATGTTACCCCGGATTGGCTCTCGATAAGACCGCGGCTCGTCCACTTGCGCCAAGTAAACTACCAAACGCCGCTAATCGAGATTGCGACCGTGCCACCCGTCCCGCCCGCTTGGACTCCCGCGCTTGGAAGGAGAGCCCAGCCGCCTCATTCTCTTGCTCGAAGAGCAACCGTAATCGATCAAGGGAAGTCTCTCGCGCATTTTCGGAGAGGATTGCCGCTACTGACCCGCTGGTCGTTGTGCCTTGCCCCGCTGCTCCCGCCACCACTTCCCCTCGAACAATCGTAGCGCGTTTAATCAAATCACGCTCTTGCTGTTGTCGGTTGATCAATGAAATTTTCGCTTGTCGTCGAAGCACCGAGGCATTGACTTGCCCGGTCCGAAACGCTTCTTGTCCCGCTTGTAATTCCCCGAGGGCGGAAAGTCCGCCACCTAATAACGTCGTTGCCGCTAAAATCGCGCTCATTACTCATCCTCAAGTTCAATGTAACGATAAGCCGCTCGAATATGACTGCGAAAGGGCAGGGGTTGTGACACGGTAACTTCCTCATTGCCAAGCGGGTGTCCGGCAATATCGAGATGCCCGGTAAAGAGCGGAGGGGGGGTGCTAATAGGATCACTCGCTTTTCTCGTCTCAATCGGGACATCATTCACAGCCAATTGATACGTGGATTTGACATCTAGCACGACTCGTGCCGTCCGTTGCAAGCGTGGAAGCGTCGCCCCACCTCCCGGCGTCTCATACGAGGGCTTAAGAAATGTGGCATGTGGCGTAAACCCTAACCCAACGGTAACGGTCGTCCCTAATGGGGTCAACCCGGTAATAACGCCTCCTGCCACTACCTTATCCGGCTGAAGCGCCCCATCCACCTTCACGCGAACCGTTTTCCCTTCAAGGTGCGTGAGTCCGCTTACCATCCCCACTGGCGAGCCAAACGTCGTCGTAATCGCGCTATCCAACTCCATCGTAGAATCAAATACCTCAATATAGCGCTTACTCACACCATTAATCAGTCGCCGAATGAATAGGAATGTCAAAGCTTGCTCATTCGTCGCGCGCGGGATTGTGGTAATCGATTCAATCCAGCCATCAGTGACTTGGCGGCTCCATGCTACCACCTGTTGCGATAAATCGTAGGTGAGCGCGGCGAGCCATCCATCAGTCCGAACACCCCATAACAGGGGAATATCGCCATCCTCGAACGAGAGCCGCTTCACGCCGCTCCCCGTGACTTCCTGATTAAACGCCGTCATTTCAGTTGGCAGTGTTTTATCGTTAGCTAAATCAAATTGCATCCCAAACAGACGCCGCCCTGCCCGTTGCAGGAAGAACGCGGTATCTCCGGCCAGTGTCGGTTGAACCGTACTTGCCCCTTTACCTGATATCCGCTTTGCGCGATAGCCAGCTGGTGTAATTGTACTCTCATTATTTCCATCAATTCGCCAAATTCCGGCAGCCGTCATCGCATAGAGCACATCACTCGGCACATAGCCGCGAATGGCATTAACTCGTCTTGCGGCCAACTCACGAATAATCGCCGAATCTGCCGTCACGCTCCCATCATCTAAGAGCGCGAAATTATTAAACACGCCAACTTTCGTATGGGCCAGATGTTGCGGCGCGCCCCCTGCCCCGCCCCACGTCAACCGTGAGTCGTAAAATTCGACGGTCGCAGGCCATCCCGTTTCATCGCTCCATAAGGGAGGCGCCCATCTCAGCGAGCTTAACCCGCTTAATGGCCGTATCACATCCGCGGTCATGCTACTCGTGCTATTAAATGCCGTCATACTGACATACCCTTGAATTTTCGGGGTCCCGGTGAGTGTCCCGAGCGCCCAAATACTGCCGACATGCAACGGCGTAAACGGGGTATGTCCTATAGCCGTCACCGTGATTCCATTCCCCGTTACCGCGCTGGCTTGCATGAACTTTGGGATCGCTCCTAGTTTATCGACATGAAAATCTTGAAATGGGCCATCTTCATAGCCATAGGGAACCAGCGAGAAGGTAGTCGCCGTATCTCGACGAAGCTCATGAGGCGGGTAGAGGGGATGCGCGAGATAGAGCACGTCAGCTGATTGCGTAAAATGCACACCACTTAAATGTTGCGCGAGATAGGGTGTGGCCACCTCAACCGGTGTGCCGGGAGGGCTTTCTAGGCGGCCTGCTTCCGTATAAAACCGAAAGTAGAGATTACCGGCTTCTATCGCATACGACTGCTCAACATTAAACGAAAAGGGCAGGAGTTCCCCCACATCTGCGCTATTTTTGACCTCTGCGAGATAGGCGGTGCCGGGACGCGCCAGTAACCCTCCCTGCGGCTGTACCAGATAATTCACAATTTCCTTCATCGCATTGGCGCGTTGATCGATATCGGTTCGCGCCTGTGTGTTGATCCCCCATTCGCCAGCCACAAAGGTATTTTGAGCCAGCCATCGCCCCATTACAACCTCACAATCCCTAAATCATCCGGTGACGAAAATGTTGAGGTGCCCTGTTGCCCATCACTCGACATCGCTTCCGCGATCCAAAATTGCGCGTCTCGAAAGGCGGCCGCCTGCCGCTCTAACTTTCCCGTAAAGGGAATCGCCCAAATAGACTCAAGCCATTTTGCTAATGCCAGCACAAACATAGGGGTAAATAACGTTGGATCTTCAATGGAGTCCGTATAAATCACATTAATCGGCGTCATATTCGCGTAGATTTTGTCGCCGACCACTCGCCATTGATCGCGTTGGCCTCCCTCAATCTCCCAAATTTTCAACGCCCCCGTCGGTTTCAAATAGGCATAACGAAAACCAAAGGGCGGGGCCTCGCTCAGAGGCGCGAGATTCACCCATCGAGCTTCCGCAAATGTCCACGGCGCTTGTTCTAACAAACTATTCCGGGCGATGGGATACCACAACTTACAGAGAATTTCTTCTTGGGTGATGTTGGCAAAGTCCACAATAGTCGCACGGCCTAATGACGACAGCGCCATATTACAAATAGACACCTCGGTCACCGTCGCCGCTAAGGTCATGCGCCTTTCCCTCGACCTTTCACCAGGAATGTGACTACCCCAGCGCCGCTCACAAACACCGGCCTAAAATACTGAGGGAGGTTTTGCAGTTGCGCGCGTAAGCTACTTGCCGTGTTAATTACCGCTCCATTCGCTGTTAATACCGGCACAAACTGAATAGGGAGGTTGTTGACATCCACAAGGTCCGTGCCTTCCAACCCGACAACCCCGGTCCCACTCTCTACCCAAATTTGTACATACGCATCGGCATGCCCCTGACTATTCAACGCAATATCCGGAGTTTCGGTATTTGTCAAACTATTCCATAACCACTCACGGTCTTTTGATTCCACTAATCGGCCTAGCACCCCATACGCAAGTACACCACTCATGATCACTCCTTCCCAAGCAGCGGGGAGAGCCGCAGCGTTCGCTACTCCCTCCCCTCGAACTGCCGCCCCATGCAATTAGTCGGTCACGTAGGCAATCAGCGCATCGAAGGTATCGCCAAGCGCCCCCACATACGTCCCTCCTCCGTTATTTGCCGTGAAGTACAAGACCACTGGGCCTTTACTCGTTAACGCTATGGTATTCAGCGCATCAACCGGGAACGTCGCGTTATTTCCCACCGGTCCGGCAGACCACGCCCTCAACGTTGTGTCCGTCGCAATTGCCGACGCCAGAATTCCATCCGCGTCTTCCGCCACCACCTTCCCGGCACTATCCGTAAACGCTCGCCATCCAAGGTGAAAGGTGGTATTAAGACCCGCCGACGCCGATAACTTAAAAGACGACAACGCCAGCAAAATCCGAGGGTTCGCCGGCAGAATAATGAGGTTGACTTCATCCGTTCCCGCTAACGCGCCGCCCACCCCCGTACCCGTCAACGCGCCAACCACCATTCGTACTTTCGCGATCCGCATCTTTCCATGAACCGCTTGCGTCTCTAACTTGGCGCGATCGGCTCCAACGGCCACCTGCATGCCATGTTGGACACTACTACTTGCATTTCCGCCAATTCCAGCCATATCGCTACTCCTTTATCAAGCCAGTGGAGTCCACCACCAGCCAGCTATTCATGGGGAAGCGGCGTGATAGAATAATCACGCCACTCCCGGACTCTCCCAGCCTACTCGCTTACTCAGTCACTTGTAATTCCACCACTAACGAATCTTCGATACGCACCGCTCCAATATGCGTTTTAATCAATAACTGCATCATATCATTCTTGTCTGTGCGTCGATTCATGGACGTATACACCTTCCGCCAGCTCGCAAATCCAATGGCATTTCGCTGCCAGATGTAACAGCCGCGAATAGTGCCGGAGATAATAGGAAGCCGAGTGCTCACGACCCACGTCATGCCTAAGTAGCTGGCAATCCCGCCAGTCGTCAGCGGCGAGAGTGGATTAAAATCTCGGCTGGTAAAGACTCTATCCGCTTCAGAGAGCACATGCACGAGCGCCGCGGGACTAATCACCAATACGGTATTATCTGGACTGATCTCTAAATCAACATCGCGCATGAGCTTTTGACCATTCAAGATTTTAGCCAGCGTGAGACCCGATACGACCGTTTCCTTTTGCGTCGCAGGCAGCGGGACCAAATTCGTTCCCGTTTCGCCCTCTGCCGCAGATCCACGAACCGCGTTAATAATCACATCATCCCATTTACGGTTCAGCGCCGACCGTCCCGCAATCGCGTACTCACTCATCGGATTGAGGATATTTTCTAAATCATCTTCATCGTCCAATGGCAGCGCTCCTCCGTAATCGCCTTTAAACGCCACCCGTCTTGACCAATCTTCCGATAACAGCATGGTATCGCCATGACGAACGGTAATTTCTTGGAGTTCAAAACTCCCTAACCGCGCAAACGTTTTATACTTGCTATTGGTTGGTTGTCCTTCCGTCACCCACGGCATGAACCGCGCCGGCCGCTGTTGCGCTAAGTGATGGACATTTTCTCCAAAGGCCACTGCTCTGACTTGTTCAATACTGTTACTCATGGCTTGACTCCTTTATTCGTCTATCCCGTACCCGACAGGCTTATCCTCCGAAGGAGCCTGATGCCACATCCCGCGTGACCCGGAGGAGGAAGTGTGAACAGCCACCCCCTTATCCCGTGATTAATATCGTCCTGCTCGACTCGCTTCTCCACGTTGCTCCGCCTCTAATCGTTGCGCCGTTAACGCCTCTAATTCCTTTTGAGATTCGAGCGATCCGTGTTTCCACCGATCAGACGCCCGCAATTGATTAATTTTCGCTTGAATAGTCTCAGGCGCCTCACCCCCTGACGCGCCGCCGAGTATCCCTGTCATTCCCGTGTGCATCCGTCCCTCCCCCATTAATTGACCAAGCGCCGCAATTAACGGCATCAACACCGGGTCCCGATCCAACGCCAGTTTCGTGACATGCTCCAACGCGCCAAATTCTTTGAGTACCCTCGTCGCTTGCTCCATCCGAATATCGTAATCCTGTCCAAATTTATCCCGAAGGGTTTTTTCGTCAGCAAGCCGTTGCGCCGCCAGCGCTTGCTCTTCAGCCTCCGCTTCAACTTTTGAGCCTTCCGCAAGGAAATCCATCATGCGGGTAGCCTGCGCCTCATTCAATCCAGCATTCCAAAAGCCTTGTTTAATTCCTGTCAATTCATCTGGCGTCCAATGAAGCGCGTCTGGCGCTTGAAATCTATACGTATCTGGGCTTTCTGGTCGTAATTTGGCGAATACGCCTTCCCACTCAGGCGCTTTCGGATCGGTGGGTAGTTGAATCGCTTTATCTGCCGGGACTCGCCTGCCTACCTCCTGACTTAATTCATGGGTATGACGAAGAATGGCCCCAAGTTCCTTCCCTTGAAATTGTTGGAACAGTGGCACATTCCGAAGGTCTGCTGGAATCGACTCGACCCATCCTACCCCTATCCCTGGTGTAGGAGGGACACTCCCCATACCAGGGGTTGTCGGAGCTGCCCCGACCCCTGTATTACCCACATCACTCATAGTGTGCTCCTTTATCAATTATTGCTGTGTGTTCAATAGACTCGACGGCTAACATCGCCCGGATATGCTCAAAGAGGTCATCAAGGCCCGCAAGGTATTCAAGCTTGCCGGGAACCCCGACATACATACCGCGATGCCCATACTGAAATGACTCTTTCAGGTCTTCGAGCAACGCCTCACCTAATGGATTATCCAGCACCATCCGATACAATTCCTTCCGGCTATATTCGCGTCGTTCGTCATCTGTCATCATGCGCCTGCTTGCGCAGCTTGCGCGTCAGAGGCCCCCGCCGCTCCAAGATCCTTCGCGACTTGGCCAACCGTTACCGCCTGTTGTTGCGCTTGCGCCGCCTCCTGTTGCGCCGCTCGCTCTTCCCGCCGCATCTGCACCGCCTCCTCCTTTCGTAAGTATTGCCTAGAAGTTCCCGTAATCCGGGGAAGGTCCCGCGCCATTCGATCTACATCATAATTGTCTGTGACATTCGGGTCAATCACGGCAAGACTCCCACCAACGATTTGCAACGTATCCATCATCCCGCGAAGTTCATCGTTATGTTGCGCCCGCGCCAGCGGCCCCAGGTATTCAATATCGAGCACCCCGCCCGTTTGCAGGAGTTGGCGAGGGGGGTCGGGGAAATCGCCCGCCCGTAACTTCATCCCAAACACCCGCTTAATATACGGAGTTTGCATTTCAACACGAATTCGCCCTGTTGCGGGTCCTAACAACTGATGCAAGAAATCCATCCGTTGAAGCACCTCCGTGGCCGTTGGAGGCGTTTTGCGATCAATCGCAAATTGTAACAACTGCTCGGTAAAGAACATCTGACGAATTTGTAACTTACTTTCCTGTTCGGGAATCGCCTCATGATCGAATCGAATTTTAAAATCCAACGCCGCAATGGAACTCATATCACGCACGCTAATGGACGCGCCGGGAATAAATCGCGCTTTGCCGACAATCCCTCGATTTAACACCATGATCGGCGGATCAATGGTTTTTGCCCATGCCCGTAACTTTAATTGCCGAGCGCGATTGGCCGTGCGTAACTCCGGGAAGGCAATATGCCCACGCCCACGCCCCCAAGCCTCGCCGGGGCTTTGATACCACCGCGGCACTTGATAGATAAATTCCCGGAAGGTCGCTTCTTCTAGCTCCACCACGCCATCGATATTACTGGTCACTAATGAGGGCAAGCCAAAACTATCCCATCCCGCCAACACATACAAACTATCCCAAATGCGTTTGTTTCCCTGCATCCCTGGCGTCACCCCATGAATGATTTGCACCTGTTCAAGGGGCTTATCCATTAACCGTTTATGCTGTTCAGTGCTATATGGAGCATTTGGCCAGCGTCGGAGGAGGGCGCCAGCTCGCATCCAGAATGTGCGAATCAAGGTATCCACATCTCCCCAACCATTTTCCGCAATGACATAGGTGCCAATGGGCAGCGCGATATGATGCAAGCCACGAAAGCCTCGCGTGCCTGGCGATTGTGCTGGATCAATCTCAACCACGCCCATTGCCCCCGTTCCATACGCGGCCACACTATTCACCATGCCGGGAGCCACCCGATCAAAATTACTCCCGTTAATTTCGTCGAAAATATCCCGACTCACCGTTTCGGTCCAATCCAACACCTCTGGATCAGTTTTGAGGTCTTCTTGGCGCGGGACTAACGTAAACCACGGAACCACGGCGCTAAACATCGTGCCGATAATCGCCGATTGTAACTTGTCGAGCGCGTCAATTCCCGTGGAATCATAAATCTCACAAGTTTGACGCGAGCCTTGTACTGACTTACTCGCAATCTCGCGCTCGTGCGGAACGAGCAACGAGGCAATATCCATCCAGGTCTGGTCCCAAACCAGGCGATCCGCTAACATCTCGCTATAATCTCGTAAAAGGTCTTTTCCGTTAATCATTAGTGACTCATTCCATTACTACCCCATTACCCCGTTACCCTATTATCACCCCATTACCCAGACAGTTTTGGACGAGTTAACGACACCCCACTCAGCGGAGAGCCTAGCGTGCTCGTGCGAATCGTGCCGCTCCGAAGGGCCTGCCGCGCTCGCTTCACCCGCTCTTCCCGATCCGCCTCCGAAGCCGCCGCATTAATCCGATCCACCTCAAGCGCGTCGGATATCGCAGGAGGCGATCCGGGCTTCTTTTTCGTTTTATCGAACACTTCCTTGCCCGCTACAACCGCCGCTGCCGCGGGTCCGCCGATCAAACCGGCTTTCGTCACCTTCCCGGCACCCTTTACAAGCTTCGTTAGACCCTTCCTACCCTTCTTAAACGCCTTCTTAATCTTGCTAAATAACCCCATCTTTCCCTCCTTCTAGTAACGCCGCCTCCGCCGAATCACACTCCCCCCGCTCCCCCCGCTACTCGCCCCTACCACCTCTGGGATAATCGGCAACCG